CAATAGGAAAGATCTCGGTAAAAGCCGGTCTTTTGACAGTTGACAACGCACTCATGCACGGCTGACTTAGTGGGCCAGTAATGATCCCTAAGATGCTCATAAGAGGGAAAGGCATTGCGGCAGAATTCAGCATCTATGCCAGAGAACCAAAGTTTGCGCCTGAAATCAGCATATTCCCTGTCCTCAAAATCATCTCTATCAAGATTGAATAAGGCTTCGGGGTGGTCCCGGACACAGCAGTCGTGGATGAATCTCAAAAACTCGTAGGCATGAACGTTAGCACCTGCAGTATCAATGGCCAAGCCTCTAAGCTTCATGAGGTAACCGCTGAAGGTGGCACTATTGACCGACATAGAAGCTCGTGTGAAATAGTCCTCAATGGTACGGAAGGAGAGGATGGCAAGAGGGTATTTATCAGAATCCATATCGATCTCAACCTCCTCGGCCTTAACAGCAAAGAAGTGGCGTTGAAGGAACTTAGGTCCCATGCGAGCGATGCCCCCAAAGTCGTCGGGTATAGTGAACAATGCAAGCTTGCCAGGTTCATCAAAGTAGACAGACGAGTCGGACATCTTGAGATTGATACCGAACGCATTCTTGACGAAGGCGTCAAGAGCCACTGGCTTGTCAGAGGGGAGCCGATCAGCCCACTCCTTCCCGATGAAGTATCGATAAACATAAGAGGGCATGTAAGAAAGATAATCATCACCGTAAAGGAGAAGGGCCATGGGCCAAATGGAACGCCAATGAGCCAACTCGCGGGTCATACCGGCTTCGCGGAGGCGTCGACAGACGTCCATATAGTGAGCGACGTATGCGAACAAACAGCAGACGGTGTCACCCCACGAGGTCAGAAAGGCCCCACTGAACATCATGCCAATGACGAGGCGATCTTCGTGGGCAAAGCCATGGAGGAACTTGGAGGTCAAGTTATCCGAAGAGGATTCCATAAGGAAACGCATAATCTCGTAATCCTTGCTCTCGAGTGCATAGTAGAAGA